CAATTACCGATTCTTCAATTTGAACTTCTTCAGATTGAACTGGTTGAGCGGTACCTGGAACAGTTGGTCCATAAGGCACACTAAAATATTTGTCCAACTTAGCATTATGATATAATGCCACTTTAGTTTTATCTGGATAAACTCTAATAGCTTTACGCTTTAATAGAATAACATATGGTGGGTCGGCAGGATTATCTTTAGTGATTTCATCTAACTGCTCTACCTCATCATCAGGCAATAAAGATTCTTCAACCTTATCACCAATTTTAACTCTGTGAGCTCTTACTTTGCGACCAGAAGGAGATACCTTGATATCAGCTGTATCAATAACATCTTCTTCTAATTCTTCTCTTACTGCACGGCGAGCTTGCAAGTTAATGGACTTGTTATTTGAAATTAAATCTACCATCTTATTAAAAAGATTTTGTAGTATTGCTCGGTCTGCATTATTGAATACAGGTTTATCTTCTTGCATTTTATCAAGAATTTTGTGTATTCTTTGCATCTGTGCCTTATTGGCAAGACCAGCACGAACAAGAGTATCGAACTTAGAATAGTCCGACTTTTCTTCTTCTACAATAGTTTTAAATTCATTTAACGATTTCATTAAACTTCAGCATCTTCCGTATCTTGAACTTCTACTTCTTCTTCTCTGCCTGTAAACATAGTTTTGGCAATTTCAACTTTCTTAGCATCAAGTGCTTCAAATGCACGCTTTGAAAGCAAATCTGTTAAAGTAGATTTAGCATCAGCTGCATTACCTGCCGCTAATTGGTCAATAAAGGTTGTTGTTTCCATGATTATCTCCGTTTATCTTTTATTTAGTATAGATGAATACCGCTCTACATCCGAATCAAGTTGGGGTGTCATTGATTCTTGACTACCTTGGTCTTGGGTGTTGTCTTCTGGAGGGTATTGCTCTGCATCAGCTTGTTGTTGCTGTTGGGCTTCTGGGGGCATAGTAGGACCGCCAATACCTTGTTCTTCTTCTTCATCAATCTCTTTCTTCATTTGTTCGACTTCATCATCGGTAAATTGAAGAACATTTTTTTGAACCCACTTCATTGAGTAATATCTACCAATGTAAGGGTCAACTGTAGCTAATACACCCAATCTTTCTCTTAACAACTCAGCTTCACGCATTTCGGTGAAGTTGTTGTCTTTCATGTAATCATAATAGATATATTCTTTGAAGTCTTCCCATTCTTCAGTTGTGCAAATGCCTTTGAGTGCTAATTGAACTCTTAATGCATTATCAAACACTTGTGAAAACTTGTTGCGAAGTCTTTGAATGAACTTAGCAAACTTAACCTCATCACGGGTAACTTCAGATGTTCTACCAATACCAATCATACCACCTTGTTGTGGTTCTAAACGGCTAAGTGGCACATTTAGAGACTGTAATAGTTTTTGTCTGAAATACTTAACATCTTCCAACTCACCAAGGTTTTGACCTGCTGGTAGAGTTGTAATCTCGGTACCTTTACCACCTTCACGGCGAGGTAACCAAAAATCTTCAAGCATCGACATGTGTTTGCGGTCATCACGCAATTCACCTGTTGAAGCATCATAAACCATTTTGTTACGATACTTAACCATAACATCACGCAAGTATTGTTCTGCTTTACCTTTTGGTAAGTTACCAACATCGATGTAGAAAATACGGCGTTCAGGTGCTCTTGATAGGCGGTAGATAACAACCGCATCTTCAATCATTCGCAACTGATTAAGTGGTTTAATTGCTTTGTGTAGATACGAAATAACAAATGTGTTTTTCGCATCCATTAAGCCTGAGTTTACATTGATAACAGATTCAGGAGCAATTCTTAGACCAGCATTTACATTGCTAGTATAAGTTTGTGTCGTTTGTCCTTTATCATTGTAAACATAATATTCGGCAATAGACTGAACAATTAATGCACCAGTCTTTGGGTCATTACCCTTTTTAATTTCTCTAACTTTACGAATCTTGCGTGGGTCAATGAATCGTAATTCCTGAATACCTTTTTTAGGATTCTTTTCATCAACTACAACATGGTAGTAAATACGACCATCAATATACCAACGCTTGAATAGGTCATCTGCAAGATTGCCAAAGTTTAGCATCTTGAGGATGTTTTCAAATTCTTCGTGAATTTTTTTCTTGATTGTTTCTGGTTGCTTTAGTTTATCTAAAACAATATCAACTACTTTACCAGTTTCATCGTGTGTGATGGCTTCATTGACAATATCATCAATCGCCATTTCTAATTCTGGATGGTTTGCCATCTCACGATAGCGTGTTACAAGCTCAATCTCGTTACGAACTGAACCTTCTAGGTCAACATAAGTTCCGTAGTGAGCGTTTTGGGTAATGGTAACTGCACCATCATCCATGGTCTCCGTTGGAAGTGCAAAAGACGGTTGCTCAGGTGCTTGAACCTGAACAATGTCCTGTCTTCCTAGGGTGAACCCGAAAAGTTTAATAGCCATTAATATATCATCCTATAAAAATGAGAAAGGCCGAAGCCTTTCTCTTTACACTACACCAGTTTCAACAGCATCCCACCATTGATAGGTGAGAGTTACTGAAAATTCTTCAATAGTATCATTAGAACCCCAATCTACATCGATTGGTGTTACATCGGTTGGGAAAACACCAACAAAATTGTATTTCTTCAATCTGTTGCCGTTTTTACCAAACTGAGTTACTGAAGCATCAACTGTGTAACCTGCTGGTGCCAATGCAATTGGATTACGCACATTAAGATTGTGACTGTTGATGCCGTTCATCCAACGCTCGAAAGCATTGCGAACTGCGAAGTCTTCATCGTTAATAACTGTGATAGTCCAATCAGCAAATGTTCTGTTACCAGCAAACTTCAATTCACGACCAAAGTATTGCACAGGAACCACACCGATGGTGGAACCTGGCAATTGTGCAGTCTTACACATGAATGTAAGTTTTTGTTGTGCATTTCCTGGCGCTGAGAACGCAGGAAACGGCATAGAAACTTCAAACAGGTTTGGACGGGCACCGTCTCCTGTCATCTGACTTCTAAATTCATTTACGCTAAATGCCATTTTTATATCTCCTGTTTTCTCTATTTATTAGAACTTCCCAACGACTTCATCGAAAGATACGCCTGTGCGAACTGCAACGAAGTTAAGTTGGATAAAGTTGATTGAGCGAGCAGGTTTAATGTAGATATCACCAACGAATTCGTTGCGGTCAATAACTTCACCAGTATTATTGGATTCATCACACACCACTTTGAAGTCGGTAATACCACGGCGACCTTGAACATCACGCAAGAACGGTTCTACTAATGCAACGAACTGAGCTCTTGTGAATTGGTCGTTAAATTCAAACAATGAGAAACGAGCTGCTCTTGCAATCGCTTTCTCAAGCACGATGAATAGACGGCGAACATTGATGCGGTCAAATGCACTTGGTTTGCTTTGTAATGTCTTATCACCGAATAGAACTGTACCTTCACCTTGGAATGATACGATTGGGTTAATACCCTTTACATACAAATCATCACGATTTGTCTTAGTTGGGTTAAACGCCAATTTAACAATGTTCTTAATGATACCACGATTTAAACCGCCTGGAGAGTACCATGGGTCACGCTCAAGGTCTGTGCGAGCACATAGACCTGCAACATCACCGTTCAATGGAATCCAACGATATACATCGTTATATTTGTCGTATTGATATTTCCAGTTACCATCTAACACAGCATATGATGTGCTTGTTAATGAATCACGGTAAGATTTAATATCTGTTACTTCTGAACCAGCGTTGTCAACAACATCAGCTTTCTCAGGTGACAAGAATACAACACAGTCTTTGCGTGTTTCTGCCATAGAGATTAAACTGTCTGCTAATGTTTGACCAGCAGGACCTGAAACAACTAGAGAGATATCTACTGATTCTGCATTGTCGAATGAATCGTAAGCAGTTACCACATTGGCAGTAGATACTGTACCATCTGCACCACCTGTTAGAGATACTGTCACATTGGCAGTCATTGAAGCAAAAGATGTTGCATTTGCTGTTGAACCCCAAGCTGTGCCTGTACCAACTACTGATGGGTGAGACAACCAGTGAACATACTTAGACTTGTTAGCAATAACATTCTTGTAGTAGTTTGTGTTGCCTGAATCATCTTTAGCGTCTGAAGCCTTAGATACGAAACCAAATTTCTCTAATACTGTACCACGAGTACCTGTGAATAGACCGTCTTCATCAACAACGATAACATGAATCTCATCGTTTGCGCCACCTTTGTTAGAAACATAGGTAGATGTGCTTGGAGCAGCAGTAAACTGAGTAGAATATGTCCAAGTAGAATATGTATTGGCGTCAGCAACAGAAACTTTTAGTGTGTTACCAATTGCACCTGCATAGCGAGCTGCAAAGTGTCCATAGGTATTAGCACCACCAGAGTAGTTGTTATCCCAATCATCATCGTTTTTGATAGTTACGCCAGATGCTGATGAATTAGCAGTAGCGTTGTAAGTTGAACCGATGCCATAAGCACGGACAATCTTTAAGTTATTTGTGTAAGCCAAGAAGTTTGCGGCAGAGAACCAGTATTCATAGTTATCTGAATTAGGTTTGCCAAAGGTATCGGCTAGTCTAACTTCATCAGATATAGTAATAATTTCACCAACTGGACCCCAAGCAAACGGACCGGCAAATGCGCCAATGGAAGTGGCGACTGAAGGGACAATAGTAGTCAGGTCAATTTCTGATACATTTACCCCAGGTGAGAGCTGAAATGCCATGGATTTCTCCTTTTGTTTATCGGGTCAATTTCTTTTATTGTCTATTTAGTTTTTTAGAAAGTTGAGGATACATAACCTCTTTCCGACCATATATCTCCGTTACTTACAGTAACTTCTTCTTTACGGCCGTCATCGAATACTCCGACAGGGGTTAGTTGTTCATCAACCAACATGTTTTGTTCTGCCAACATTAACTTTCTCACATCGATACTTGTAGAATCTTTAAAGAAAGTTTGAGCAGTTAGCCATGCGAAAAGAACTAGACCCATTACTAGGTCATCATTATTACCTTCTTCAGCGGCATAAGTGTCTCTGATTCTGGCAAAAGTATTCATTTCAGCGATGGTATCAAAATCATTGATAATTAACTTATCATTTTCAACCAAAGTTTTTAAGTTAGCACAACCAATCTTTTTGACAGATTTGGTTGTTTTAATACCAAAACTGGTAGACCTCTTAAATCCAGAGGATATACTCTGGCCTTTAATATGGTGATGTTCTAACTTATAAATGTTTTCATATTCTAAATCATAGTGTAAAATGTCAACTACTTGTTGACCAATATTATTTGTCTCAATTAAGACATATGCCTCATTGTATCTTTGTGCCAACGAGTAAATAACTGTTGGAAAGAACAATAGTGGCAATTTGTTGTTCCTGTATTTAGCGACCTGCCTATAAGGGGTTTGAGTAACATCAACCACATTAATGGTCGAATAATCTTGTTCCACACCCTCAGCACAGTCAACCGTGCAGATATACATTCTGCCTTCAACAGGTTGTTCATAAATGTCCAATCCTTCTTCTGAATGGATTGGGTTAAAAAACGCTAAACTTCTTAGTTTAGAACCACTAATCAAAGTGGCTGAAGAACCAATAAACTCAGTTTCAAACTCTTGTCTAAACTGTTCTTCACTGGTGTTTCGTATTGTTTCATCTTTCCAAGCCGCATCACGACCTGGCACCATAGACCAATGAACTTCAAGTGGTTTATATGTAGAACGACCTTCGATTGCATCTGTCCACATCTTGTAAAAGTGATTCAATCCACAAGGTGTTGATACAATAATAACCTTAGAAGTTTTACCAGATGAAATAACAGGATATGTTGAAGTAAAGAATTCATCTGCCATGTTCTTTGGAACGAAAGCAAATTCATCTAAGAAAATCAAGTTGTATGTTCCACCACGAACACCAGATGCTGATGTTGCATAAGCGGCAATTTTTGATTTGTTCTCTAGTTCAATATTACCTTTATTCCAAGTAATGATACCTTGTTGCAACC